GTGGTGCTGCGCGGGGGCACGCATTACAGACAGTCCTCCCAAGGACAGTGCAGGCCCCGCGCCTAGATCCAAGTGCAGCACAGAAGTCACGACGTGTTCCCCCCGCTCCCCCGCGGCGCCGGTTCGGCCTCGTCTTCCGGGTCCTCGTCGCCGTCCTGCGGGTTGCCGGTCTCGCCGGCGGGCGGCAGGACGGGGGGTGGGGCGTCGGCCGGGTCGGGTCCCTCGACCTTCACTCCGAGGAAGTCCCCGACGAGGGTCATGTCGCTGGTGGCGTCCGCGAGAGCTCGGGCCTTTTCGAACTGGCGGGCCTGGATGCGTTCGATCTCCCGGGCGGCGTCCTCGATGGGGAAGCCGGCCTCGTCGAGCATCTGCACCGCGGTCTCCAGGGACATGACGCCCTTCTCGACGCCGGTGGCGGCCAGCTCGAGGACGGAGGCCTTGTCGGTGGGCTTGTACGAGCCGAAGGTGAGGCGGGCGGGCATGACGGTGACACCGGCCCAGTCGGGGTGCTGCCCGGCCATGAACAGGCGCTGCACGAACTTCAGCAGCAGGGCGTACTTGTGGTCGCGGGCGAGGCGCATGGACGCGATGAGCGCGTCGAGTGGGCCGAGGGAGACGTCCATGGCGTACCCGGACGGGGCCTTCGACGGGTCGAGGGTGCCGAGAGCGACGGCGGGGAGGCGTGCGACCTTGGCGGCGCGGTCTTCGAGGTCGTGGATGTGGTTGCGGAGTTCGGCGAGGTTCTTGCTGGTGTCGAGGGCGCCCATGCCGCCGCCCTCGCCAAGCTTCCACACCAGGCCGGGGGCCACGCTCTGCATGTCGGTGCCGCTCCCGGCGGCCTTGCCCCAGATGCCGACCATTGGGGAGCCGGTGGTGGCGGAGGCCTTCGCCGAGTCGGTGTCGGACGACGACAGCTCGTCGAAGATCTGCAACACCTTCGCCATGCTGCTCTGCCCCCAATGCTCCTCCGCTGGGGGCACGGTGTTGGGCAAGTGGATCACCGGAACGAAGTCGATCAGCAGGTCCAAGTGATCCAAGACTTCGCCGTCGCCGCGGGTCGCGAACGTCGCCGACTCCAGGGGCAGGGAGTCGACGTCGGGGCTGCCCTTGATGTCCTCGAGGAGCCAGGTGGCGTCGGTGAGGTAGCAGGTGACGTAGGAGGGGGCGTCGTTCCACGCGTATTGGCGGGCGATCGCGCCGGTGTCCGGGTAGTACAGGTCGCCGGGGGTCAGCGGGGGCGGGACTTCGGCGTCCGGGTTGTCGGGGTCCGGGTCTGCGGGCGGGAGGGGGGCGCGCACGGCACGCCGGCCGGTCTCGTCGACGCCGGAGGCGGTCGCGGGCCGGATCCAGTCCAGCTCGTAGGTGATGCGCCGCAGCCTGGCCTTCAGCCCCTTGCGTTCGTTCGCTGGGAGCTCCCACGCGAAGTGGACGCGGGTGGGGTAGTCGCCGGCATCTCCATCTTCGGGCAGGACCGGGAAGTAGAAGCCGGGGTCGTGGACCCTGAGGGTGGGCCGCATCTTGCCGGGCTCCCAGGCCAGCCGGTACACGCCGTCACCGAGGGAGACGGCCTTACGCTCCGTCTGCTGGACCCGCATGGGCAGCAGTTCATCTTCTGCCCAGGTGCGCAGGAGTTCCTGGACGCGGGCGGCCATGGCCTCGTCGGGGGTGGGGGTGTCGCTGTCCGTGTCCGCTCCGGCCACGGTGATGGTCTGCTCACGCCCGAGGACGTGCGACATGACGGTGTCGACGAACATCGACGGATCACCGAACTCCCGCTTCTCCGCGGCGTGGATGTCGCCTGCGACTTCGGCGAGCTCGGCCGCCTGGTTGCTGTCGTAGGCCGCCAGGAGCTTGTACGCGGCGAGACGCTTCTGGTCCTCTTCGGGGACCCACATGGCGTTCGCCTCGGGGAACGCCCGCCGGTTGGGCATGCCCGGGGTTTCGCCGAGGCTGCTGCCGGAGTACACGGGCTTGTAGTTCAGCCACGACCAGGCGTGGATCACGACCTCGCGCAGGCGGCCCACCGCTACTCCCTCAACATCCGACAGGCCCCGCGCCTGTGATCAGGGTACGGGCCGGTGCCGCTCCCGTTCCCTGCCCAGCCTCTGTGGGCATCATCGGCGGCCGCGCAGTCGCTGGTCGCTGTAGTGCTGGGTACCCAGGCCCTCGCGGGCGGGGTCTGCGAGCTCGGTGAGGAGGTGTACGGCTGCGTCGAGTCTGTCCGGGGAGTCCATGCCGGGGATCCAGGACACGTACTGGACCTCGAGGCCGGGGAACTCTCCGACATGGTGCACGTGCCCGTTCTCGTACAACTGGGCGACGGGTTCGGCACGCAGCCGCTTTCCGACCTTGGCCGTCACCTCGATGATCCGCGGCATCAGCATGCCGTTGGTCAGGCCCTCTTGCTGGAGTTCCTTCCAGGCCTGGCGGAGGATCTGGGCGGCCATGTCGCCACCGAAATTCGACTCCACGACGAAGGCGTCGGCCTCAAGCTCGATGGCGAGGAGGCAGGCTTCGCGGCCCCACTCGGCTGCGCCCATCTTCCTCGATCGGTCGGCGAGCAGGTACATCTCGCCTTCCGCGTCGCGGCCTCCACCGATGAGGCCGACTTCGTCGCTGTCCTCGCGGCCGCCGGCGGTGTCGATGGCGACGAGGGTTCGGGTGAGCGTGACGGCACGGAACGCCTGGAGGCTGGTGCGGTTGTCGGTGATCCACGGCCATTTCCACACGCCGCCCTCGAGAGGCCTGGGTTCTTGCTGGTAGAGGGCCCACCAGCCGCGTTCGCCGACGTCCTTCTTGAAGCGGGCGAGGTGGCTGCGGCGGAATCGTTCGGGCCAGAGGGGTTCGCCGATCTGGCGTCCGAGGGGGTCTCCTTCGGAGAGGGCGATGGCGGGGAGGTTGAGGACGGTCCAGCCGTCGGCGCCGTTTTGGAGGATGCGTCCGGCGAGGTCGTTCTGGGACCAGCGGGTCTGGATGACGATGATGGAGCCGTTGGGTTCCATGCGGGTGTTGATGACTTGTTGCCACCAGTCCCACAGGTTGGCGAGTTTGACGGGGCTGTCGGCTTCTTTGGCGTCCTTCAGGGGGTCATCGACAATTGCGACATTTGCCCCCATGCCGGTCAGTGAGCCTCCGACGCCGGCCGTGACCAGTCCACCCTCGGTGCCTTCTAGGTCGAAGCGGTTGGCGGCCTGGGATCCATAGCGCAGCTGGATGCCGATGCGGTCGCCGTGTGCGCGGATGTTGTCGCGGATCCACCGGCCGTGGCCTTCGGCGAGCTTGGCCGCATAGGAGGCGATCATGATGCGGTGGTCGGGGTGCCGTGCCAGGTACCACAGCGGCGCCCACCGGGCGGCGCGGGCGCTCTTCCCGTGACGAGGCGGCATGTTCAGCAGGACCCTCATCCGCTCGCCGTTAGCTATGCGGACGAAGGCCTTGTCGATGAGGTCGAGGTGGCGGGCCTGCCATTCGCGACCACCGGTCAGCGCGGCCGCCATGGATCCCGGGGAGCGGGAGATGGCCATCTGCTCTTCCGCCCAGGCCAGGGCCGCCCGTTCCTCCCCCTGCGCCAGCTGAATGATCTGCTGGCGCTGTTCGGCGGGGAGAGTGCGGTAGACGGCTACCTGCTCCTCGAGCCGGTTCGTCACCCCTCGGGATCCTCTTCGTCGTCGGTCTCATCGGGGGTGGACGTGGCGCTGTTGGGCGGCTGGTCGGCGTCCAGGCGGCTGGTGGCTGAGATGATGGCAGCCAGCTTGTCGGGGTCAGCGGTCGAGACTGCGAGGGGACCGCCCTCGGCTCCGGTGACTTCGGCCTTGACGGGCATCTCGAGGCCGTTGAGTTTGGCGCGGCGTTCGCCGTTGCGGCGGCGGGCGTCTTCGATCTTGACGAGCCGGTCGATGGCTTGGAGAACTGGTGCATCGTCCAGCATGGGCTCGTTGGTGTCGGGGTCAAGGATCACGCGGCCGTTGTTGACCATGATGTGGCGGTTGCGGAGGACGGTGCGGGCGGCGGCTTCCAGGTCCTCGAGGCGGCTGAGTTCGTCGTCGAGGCGTTCGTTCTCCTGCTGCCGGTAGATGCTGACCTCGGCTGCTTCGGCTTCACGGTGTGCTTCGAGGGCGCGGGTGAAGTCGCGGCGGGCGGCATTGGGGCTGCTGTAGCCCAGGGCTTCGACGCGTTCGTCGTCGTATCGGACGCCTTGCCGGCGCAGCTTCAGGAGCTCGGTGCGGCGGACGGTGACTTCGTCCAGTTTCAGTTTGGACCAGGCCATGGCGGTGGGGCTCCCGCTCGATCGTGTGTGTGGTTATCCGGCCCCGCGCCTTGGTCGAATGATCGCGCATGTCCGGTCTGGTGTTCCCCCTGGGCGTGCGTCGGCCCGGCCACCGTGGGGGAAGGGGTGGCCGGGCCGTGGTGCTCGGGTTCCGTAGGGGGACGGGTTCCGAGCGGGCTGTTGGCGGGGCGGGGCGTCTTGGCGCGGGGGTGCTTTGACGTCCCGCCCTGCACGTTTCTGATGCTGCACCATGCGGCGCCGTTTGTCTGAGGCGCTATCCCCCTGGGGCTACTGGCCCGGCTGGGGTTCGGGTCCGAGGGTGTAGGTGCCGCGTTCCTTTCCTCGGTAGATCTTCCCTTCGGCCACCATGCGGCTCAGGGTGTTGTCACGGGTGGACCCTTCAATCTCCGCCAGCCGGCCGATGTCGTTCCTGTGAACGTAGTGGCAGGTCGTCTCGGATCGAGCGCTGGCGAGCACCTTGAGGATGCGTTCCTCGGCTGTGGGGGTCCTCGGTTGGCTGATCGTGACGTGCATCGTCGCCCGCTTTGGCGTGTCTGCTGCCGGAATTGTTGGGCCTTCTGCGGGGAGTCGGGGCTGCCGAAGTGCTGCGTCGGAGGCCTTGCGGCGGGCGATGTAGTCCTGGATCCGGGGGGAGAGTACGAACCACTCCGTCTTGGCGATGCGGTCGCATTCGAAGTGCTGGTGAAGAGCGTTCTCAAGGTCGTTGCCGCCTTGGAGGAGGAGCGCGGCGTTGCTCTTTCGCAGGGAGAGCGCGCTGACTCGGGCAGTGACGTTGGTACTGGTGCCGATCTTGACTCTGTCGCCGTTGGTGAGGAAGTAGACGATCGACGGGTGTGAGGTCTGCTTCCACACGTCCGGTGAGGCGACGGCCGCTTCTTCGATGTCTAATCCGGTGGTGGTCGTGGCTGACAGGGCGTTGGCGTACAGGCGGTCGGTGACGTTAAGGGAGACCGCCAGGGCGTGACGCCGGCAGAGAAGGAGTGGATGGTCGATGTAGGGCTGGTCAGTGCATCGCAGGACGGCGCAGAGGTTCAGATTCACGGGCTCTCCGATGCTCAGCGGGGCAGTTGGTTGCGTGTCTTGGCCCAGACGCCGCGGGTGTGGGTGGTTGTGGTGCGGTGATCCTGGATGACGGTGCCGCTGTAGTGGTGGTGCTGCTCGGCGGGGGCGGCTTCCACGGTCTGCTTTGCGCGCTTGACGAGCCTGGATAGGGCGAGGATGGGGATGGTCAGGCCGATGGGGGTTGCGCAGATGAGGCCGATAACGGTGGGGTCGGCCTGGCCGGAGAAGTACATGACGCCTGAGGCGGCTACGCCAAGCGCGAGGATGGGGACGCTGCTGGCGATCATGACGCCGCTGATGTTGGTGGCGGCCTCGCTCATGGGTGGCCTTCCGGGCTGTGGCACGGGCGGCGCGTCGCCGATGGTGGGGGTGCTGGGAAGGGCGTCGTTGCGGAATGAGGTGGGGACGGGCAGGGCCGGTTTCGTGGCGGCCGCGAGGGCGTCTTCGACGTCGGCGATGAACGCTTGGGCGTGGGGGTTGATGGGCTGGCCGATCTGGGTGGTGGCCGGCTGCTGGGGGTTGGTCAGGTTGACGTTCATCGCGGGCTCCTTGGGCGGCGGCGGTGGAGGTGGATAGAGAAAGCCCCCGGGTACGACCCGGGGGCTTGGCGGTCGCGTGGTGTTCTCAGTCGTCGTCGGGGTCTTCGACGGAGTTCGAGGACTCAGCGAAGTAGATGGCGGCGAAGCGCACAGCAGAGTTCTCGCTGAGTCCGGCCTTCTTCAGGCCGGAGATCAGCTCACTCATGTGGAGCATCGCCTCGTCCATGGGCGTCATCTTCAGGTCCGGGAACTCGTCCGGCTGCATTGGGAACCTCACCGCTTGGGATGGCCGCGTAGGTTCCATCATCGCCCTTGGTGAGCTTGTCCTGAAGGGCGAGTTTCGCGCACAGGTCGCGGAAGGTCCGGTCGGACTTGTCGTAGCCAGCCTTCACCATCAGCTCGTAGACCTGGCCGGGCTTGGCGGGCCGGCCGAGGGAGGCGAACAGTTCGACGGCGAGTTCGTCGTTCGACTTGGGGGCGACGCGGGTCTTGGCGAGTTCGATGGCGGCGTCTTGGGCTGCGGCCCGCTCGAGCTCGTCTTCGTCCAGCATGGTCTCGGTGAGTCGCGGGATGGCCATGGAGGGCCCGTGTGCCGTGACGGTGTCGCCGTCTTCGTCGATGGCGCGGCCGAGCAGCACGTCGTACGACGCGGGGGTGGGCCAGGAGCGGTAGAGCTCCCACACGGATTCGTGCATGCGGTCGGGTCCGACGTTGCCGTAGGCGTCGCCGCGGAGGTTGGGGATGCAGCGGGCCCAGCGCTGTCCGTAGGCCAGGCCGGCGGCGCGTGCGGACACTTCGTCGAGGTCGGGGCGGATCGGTGAGAGCTGCCGGGCGGCGTCCATGAAGAGGGTCTGCATGCGCTGGTAGTCGGCGCTGTTCTGGTCGAAGGCTTCGGCCATGGTGGCGTAGGCCTTGGCGGGGGCGGGTTGGAAGGGGCCCTTGGTGGCGCTCATGTAGACGACGGTGCCGTGAAGATGGCCAGGTCGGGGGCGCCAAATCCGGGGAAGAGCATGTCCAGCTCGGATGCGTTGTTGGTGCGCAGGCCGATGCGGCCGGGGGTGAGTTCGTCCATGGCGGCGGTGATGTAGTCGCGGGTGGCGCGCAGGCCGGTGTTGGAGACGCGGACGTTGACGGAGCGGCCTTCTTCGATGATGAAGTCGATGCCCTGGAGGACGTCGTCCGGCATGGACTTGGTCTCGTCGACGCGGATGTGGATGGCGGGGATTTCGGGGCGGGCGGGGAGGTTGTCGATGTCCTCGTCTTCGAGGAGGTCGGCGTATTCGGTCTTGCGGGCGGCGATGATCTGGCGGGCGGCCTGGACCATGAGGCGGCATTCGTCTTCGTTGGTGGCGGGCCAGTCGATCAGGGGCACGCCGATGCCGTACCGCAGGTAGGGGTTGATGAAGACCGCGGACATCTTGGCGGAGGTGTCCATGTCCCAGACGAGGGCGTCGATGCAGCGGACGAGGCCGAGACCGAGGGTCTTCATCAGGGCGGTCTTGCCGGATCCCTGGGCGCCGATCGCGATGAACCCTTCGTCCTTGAGGTTGAGGCCGGCCTCTGATCCGTTGCCGATGACGCCGAACCCGACGGGCTTGTTGATGGTGGTGGGGGTGAGCCCCGGGTAGGGGATCGCTCCGGCCATCATGTTCTTCCGGGTGATCGCGATGAACACGACGTTGCGGGCGACTTCGGGGCCGCCGGCGGAGAAGGCGACGCCGCCGCCCTTGGGCAGGTGCAGGGCTCCGGCGAGTTCGGCTTCGTATCCGCGCAGGGAGTCGATGTTCATGTGCGCAGGGAGGGTGATCTTGACGGTTTCGCCGGCGCCGGAGGGCCAGCGGTCGACGATGGGGTCGGCGATCGCGCCGTCGATGCCGCAGATGTCGTAGAGGAGCTTCGCCCAGCCGTCCTGGGCGGCTTTGATCTGCTCACCCTCGGCGAGGCGACGGTCCAGCTCCTGCTCGGCTTCGCGGGTGGTCTCGCCCCACTTGTCCATGCCGATGTTCACGGCGGCGCCGGCGGCCCACGTAGACACGCCGATCGTCATCGTCAGCAGCGTCGGCTGGGTGGCGAGCGCGTAGGACAGCCATCCGGTGGTGGCGAGCCAAGAGGAGGCGCGGGCGACCATGACGCGCCGCCAGGAGCCGCGGGCCTTCTCGTAGAGGACGGCCGCACCGGTGCAGACGATGCCAGCGGTGGCGCCGGCTTCCCACGGGATGTCGGCGAGGGGCGCAACGAGGGCGCTGGCGCAGGCGAGTTCGGCACCCCATGCGGTGAGGCGTCCGGGGGTGACTGCGTCGCGGCTGAAGTCCCACCGCTTCGGCTTGTCGGACATGGTTTCGAGGCCGGCGGGGATCTCGGTCTTGGTCATGGTCTTCATCTCCTTCCTGAGGGTTAGTTCTGGCCGGGGCGGCCGACGACGTCCCACTTCTTTTCGGCGTTTGCGCCCTTGCGGGGCTTCGCGTTGAGCTTGAGTTCGCGCTGATGGGCGCGCTGCGCGGCCTTGATGGCCTTGCGGAGCTCGGCGGCAACGTTCTTCACCTTGGAGGCGGTGGCCAGAACGGTGTTGTCGACGACGTCCTCGGTGGGCCAGGTCTTGGCCATGCGGCGGTACAGCTTGGTGACGGCGTCGGCGACGACTTCGACGCCTCCGGCCGCGCCGGCGACTTCGGACAGGCAGGTGACCATGTGGCCGCGGTCGAAGCCCTTCATCAGGCTGACGAGCTTCTTGGTGCTGTCGTGGGAGGCGGGGACGAGCTTGCCCGAGCCACCGCTGGCCGATCCGGTGTGGGAGTTTCCGGCGGGGAGGGCGAGGCGCTTCTGCCCGGACGACATGATCGCGGCGCGCATCTTTGCCGCATCCAGGGTGCCGGCGGCGTTGCGGATGTTCCACCGTTCCTCGCCGAGGCGGGGTTCCATGACGCGGTAGATGTCCTCGCGGTGGGCCTGGACGAACACGACGATGATCGTGTCGGCCATGCGGGCGGCGGTGAGGGCTGAGACCGCGGCGTTGTTGAGGTGCTTGACGACGGAGGGGTGGAGGGGAGCGGTCTTCTGGAGCGCGTTGGCGGCTTCGCGGACGGCGAGGGACAGGTTGCGGCACAGGGCGGGGATGCCGACGAGTTCGACGACGTGGTCGGCCATGTCGGCGTCGCCGTCGTTGCGGAGGCCGTTCGCGAGCTGCTCCGCCATGGCGACGAGGAGCTGGTAGGCGGTGGAGGCGCGCATGTCGATCTGCCGGGCAACCGCCACGCCGGCGGTGCGGGTTCCCGCGGGCTGCGTGGTGGCTACGGGGTAGGTCACGGGGGTGCTCCTTCGCTGTTCGGTCCCCGCCGCGAGGGCGAGCAGTTGGTCTTCGCGGTGCAGCTCGCGGTCGATCCACTGGTTCTCGATGCGGATGCGCTCAAGCTTCACTGCGTGCGGGTCGCCAGCGGTGCCGTCCCGGGCGGCGTCGGCCGCAGCCTTTTTCCCGACCCTGATTGCCGCGCGGCGGGCAGCCTTCTCACGCCTGGCGCGGACGAGCGCGATCCGGTCCTCGTCGATCACCTCGCCGTCGATGACGTCGTGGGGCGCGTCGTCCGGCTTCGGGGGCAGGTCGTCGTCGACGAGTTCGGCGTCGACGTATTCGTCCGGGTCGTAGCCCGGCTTCGGCGGAAGGCCATTCCCGCCGCCGCTCTTCGGGCCCTTCGGGTCCTTCTGGTCGAGTCCGTCGCGCGCCGTCGAGCTCGAGGCGTCGTCGTCCTTGTGCTTCCGGTCCTTGCGCCTGCGGTCCTTCTTGTCCTTCGGGTTTTTCGGGTCCAGACCGTCGGGTGAGCTGGTCCACGGGGCGTTGGCGCTCCCGTCCTTCTTCGCCTTGTCGGCCCTGTTCTTCCTGCTGCTGTCCTTCCCCTTCGGGTCGGTGCCGCCAGGTCCCTTGCCGTTCTTCGGGGCCTTGTCCTTGTCGCTCTTGTTCGGCTTCAGCTTGTCGGCGAGTCCCTTGCCGAGCTTGTTCAGCTTGTCGGCGACCGGGTCCTTTACCTTGGGCTTGCGGTCCTTGCCGCCGCCTCCGAGGCCCGTGCCGTGGCCGGCACCCGGGCCCTTCGGCGTCTTGGGGGTCTTGTGGCGGCCGCCGCCTGATCCGTTTCCGTTGGGCGAGCGGTGCCGCCCGCCTCCGTTGTTGTTCCCGCGGCCGCCACCCGACCCGGAGCCTGAGCGGTCGCGGCCAGAGCGGTCACGACCCGAGTTGGACCCGCCGGAGCCGTTCTCGTCAGCCCCGTTGTTGGCGTTCTCGTCGTGCTCGCGGCGCCGCGCCCGCCACATAGAGGCGGCCACGAGGACGGGCAGGGCGGCGCCTCCGACGATGGCTCCGGCGGGGCCGGCGAGGAGGAATCCGAGGCCGATCGCCGCAGTTTCACCGCTCACGCTGTGTGAGATCGCGGCGTATCCGTTTCGGAGTGAATTGTCACTGTTGGTCTGAGAACGGTTCGGGGCGGGGCGGGGC